CCGAAATCACCAACACTCTTAGCAAAGCTATTCAGCTTGGCCTTCATTGCGCCACCAAAAGTTTTAGTTAGTTGTGCTTCTAATAAGGCTGCATCTTTCCTTCCTTTATTAAAACCATATTCGTCGCCCGCTTCAGAAGTACCGCTAACAATCTTCCCGAAAGTTTCCTGATTGCGTTTAAATCTTTCCATAAAACCACCTTTATATTTCTCCGCCGACTCGTCCATCCCTTTAAAATCTCCTTTAAAAAACTTACTAAATCTTTGACCGATTGCACCCCCTAGATGAATCATTTCTTCCATCAAGACAACAGTTGACATTAATAAGAAGGAGAGGCCTCTTAGACCACCTTCTATGAAATTAAAAAACCCCTCCCAATCATTTTTAGTATTGAATATTTCCAAGAAGGCTTCGGCTATTGAGTTCAATGCTGGTAATACAGCATCAGACAATTGCTTTTTGAATCCATCAAATGCAAAGCCAAGCATCGTTAAATTGTCATTGAAAAACTCAGCATTAGCTGCAAAACCTTCACTGGTCTGGTAGTTCCACTTGTCCAATTCTTCACTGCCTGCATTTAACAAGGGTATTAACTTCCTGCCTTGTCTACTAAATAATTCCATAGCTAGCGCGGCCTTAGTCGCACCATCTGGCATATCTCTAAATCTGTCCGCGATCTCCTTAAAAACTTGTTCAGTAGATTTTAAATTGCCTTCAGAGTCGCGAACCTTGATGCCTAACGCATCAAAAGAATCTGTGTATGTGTTAATGCCTTGATCAGCTTCTCGCATCGATTGCGCCAATCTCGACAAGCCCTTATCAATGGCTACCTGCTCAACACCTGCCAACTTTCCTGCGTTGACATACGACTGCAAAGTGTCAGCAGCCACGCCCGTCTGTCTACTTAACTTGCCAAAAGCGTCAGCTTGATCAATACCAGACTTTAAAAATCTAGTGATAGAGCCAGCTACCAAGATCGTAGCCATCGCCTTAAAGGCTGTATTTACGCTTAACGCCGCCATGCGAACGTTCTTTAATCTCCCCTGCAATCCCTGCATGGAATTACCCATGCGTTTTAATCCTGCTTCCCCCTTTGTCTTAAGGGAAACGAGCATGTCCCATCTTGTACCTTTAGCCATTTATTTCGCCTCTTTATTCAATGCAGTCATGACCGTCACCTCTATTACTTGTAGATCTTCAAGCACAGCAGGCAAGTCTGGTACTTCATAGAGTTTAGCTGTGCTTATCACGCTGGCATAGTCCAAACCTGTTACGCCTCCCATCGAAGTCCTCCATTGTGTCTGTACACGTAGGAATAATTCAACTGCAGGCCAATTTTCCTGCCATACTTCAAAGTCTTTTTCTGGTTCAGCTTCAGGCAATGCAACGCCTAACGCCGTCGCGTCTTCCTGCGTCTGATCTATAACGCCGCCTTTACAGTAATACTCAGCAGCGTCAGTTAGTTTTTTCTTTTGGCCCCCATACGACTTTCAATAAAGGCCGTGGCAATAGCTGTAGGTATTCCAAGCACATCTAAAAGCTCCTCAAATTTGGCTTTCATAAAAGGCATTTCTTCGCCGTCGTCATCAAGGATTCCAGACCAACCAACCATGACTTCTCTCGCTACATCAATATCATTAACCTCGCCAGATTGTGATAGGTCAATCAACTCTTGAAAGCGTGATTGTGAGATGTTCTGAAATTCAGCCTCGAAGGTATGGCGCCTTGTTTTTCCATCTTCAGGCAGGTCAATTTTGACAGGCCATTTATAGGTACCTGATTGCTTAAGAACAAAAGCCATAAGAAGTTAATACGTGAACGTAGGGTAGACCCCTACATACGAGCACGCAATAACCTAAAAATATTTAAGGCTTAGCTCATCGTTGCCGCTGCTAGGTACTGCAGTGAATGGCAATGAAAGAAGCTGAACACCGTCGCTATCTTCGTAGCTTGGCGTGCTGATATCTGTATAAGGACAGCTAACTTCTATCTTCTTACCTGCCACGGTGTGATAGGTAAATTTATTACTACCTGTCGCCGTACCAGTTGCGATAGTAAAGAAGTTCTTAGCTGATAATGCAGGGGCTTCAATAGAAAGAGAGCCAGATGGCTTTCGATCTGTTATCAAAACTTCTTTAGTCGCTGTAGTGCCAATCAACTCTCTATAGACGACCTCATTATTAATATCGAAATTCCAAGACTGCAGAGCTAAGGAAGTACCAAAGATTTCAAAGCCTGTGACGTTATCGTTTTTAAAAATAACGGGATCGGCTTGTTTCTGATAGGTGCAAGTGGGCAAAGTTACGTCTGCAGGTGCGTTGTACTTGCCAGTCAAGCTAAAAGATATAACAGGAATTTCATTAACGTTGCAGGCAATCGAAAAAGTTCCTCTTGCTCCCGTGACAGCATGATTTACGCCATCAATATTCACGTAAATGGTGCATGAGCCAAAAGAGGCACTAACAGGCGCATAAGTATTGCTAGTACTGCTAACTGTCGTAACGGCTAATCCACAAGCTTTCAGAGCTGGGGAGTAATGCGGTTCAGTGCCTGCGGTGCCCGAAGCCGACATTTCTACGTCGAACGTCACATTGACACGCTGGTTAGCTAAGAGAATGTCGTAATTTCCGAGATAGCCCCTGACCAAATCTCTGCTGACCTCATCACTTTGAATCGGCTCAATGTTTAAGTCGCGAACTAATACAGCGTTAGCTGACTGAGTAGGGGACGCATCGCTTCCATAGCTGCTTTCGCTCTTAAGCAATATCGTCCGTTTGCGAGTTAGCTTTGGCACGGCACTACAAGATCAGAACATTTAATGCCATATTAGAGGCCGTTTGCTATTAAGACGTATCACTGCGTCAAATCATCGACTTCAGTTCTATATCGCACGATGTAGTTGCAATTAATCGCACCTATTGGCTGATCACCATCGATTGCTTCAAACGATACGTCACTAGGCTGAATATCTATTGCTTCACCTCCAAGAGTTAAGTCAGCGCACATTTTCGCGTGCATAGATACGACAGTTGCATCTGCCTGTTCGTCTGGCACGTCTCCAGAACTTAAAACAGTAACAACAACATTTAATGACCAATCAAGAGTAGGCAGAGATGTGTTCTGTTCTGCCGCGTCATTTGTCCAAGAGATAAGCAACGCAGGAAGTTCAGATCTTTGCGCAAGCGGAATAACACGTGATCTATAGATCCTCGTAGAAACTCCCGTTGTCCCCGCTAATGCAGTTTTGATTGCATCTAATATGTCTTCTCTTTTAGAGGCCATTTACACTTTCTCCAATGCAATTTCACAGGTAAGGCCGTCTAATCCACGCTCGTTAGTTCTGACTTTATAGTTCACAGAATTTACGGTAATACTGTCTCCACCGACAAGAGTTCCAAAGTCGGCAAATTTGCAATGCAAAACTCTATCGACATATAAAATCTGATCCCCAGCAACTACCGAGGTTGGTTCATCAAGAATGCCATTTGCAGTAGTTCCCCCCGCAGTGCATGAAACACCGAAGGGAGAACCAAGCATTGTGTCTATATCGTCCGAAAAAGACACCTACTTAATTAAGTGGTGTACTTCTTAGAAGCGTAAGCAAGCACTGTGAGAGCGCCTGTTCCTGTTCCGCCTGCAACAGTAGTAACGGCTCTTACATATCTCTTAAGGTCAGAGATGTTCAAAGCGATCTGCTGGAAGCTAGCAGTGTTAGCAGAAGTAGTTGTGAAAGCGCCGTCTGTTACATCAGCAAAAGTTGAGTTGTCGGCACTGTCCTCAATGTGAACCGCATAGGTTACGCCTGAACTTCCAGCCTCAGCAGAGAGGATAAAAGCAGCGTCGCCTTCGTAGCCTTGGAGGTCTACCCCTGAGCCGTTTGCGGTTGATGCGACGACATTATTTGCCAAAATGTCAACCGCTGTTCCTTTAGAACCGAGGTTTTGAATAGTCATTCGTCAGAAGTTGGTGTTGGTTTTTTAGGTTTACGGGGTGTTTTTGGTTTAGGTGGTGAAGGCTCCGATTGAACTTCACATACAACAGCCTCTTTTGCTTGACCTGAATTAAGTAGCTGCCTGGCATCGGTAGGAGAGGCCTCGACGACCTCACCCACTTGAACCACTTCGCCTTTTAATCCAAAGCTGCGTAGGGCTTCAAGTTTCATACGTCTACGCTCCCAAACAGAAACTCTCTGGATGACGAACCGCGCAGTCGGTATCCTGTAGCACCCTTACGCGAACGGTGCCAGCAGCGCCGCCTGTGTATGGGTCAACCTGTAGGTCTAAACCAGACCAGTAACCAATGATCAAATCTGACCAATTAGCAAACCAGACGTCTCCAGCTTCGACTTGGTTAGACATGTAAGCGGGATACCCGTTAACTGTGTTTTCACCAGTCCAAAGGAATAGACCTGAGCCAGAATCCTTAGCCTTAACTTTCATGGCTCCGCGAATGTTGGCGCGGGTCACGTAGCTAAGCGAACCTGTCAAAGCGTTAGAAACAGCAATGTCAGATTCCATCGCAACAACTTCCGCAAATGTTGGGTCGTTGTTTGTGATGTTTTCAGTCGAAATTCCCGTGGTGTTATGCACGCCGAGAGGCTCCGAGGTATTCCCCAGCCCGTAAAGAGCACAGCGGTCAATCTCTAGAGCAATGACTTTTGCAAGGTCATTACGCACCATGTTCTCAACGTCTATAGAAGACTGAATGAGAAGCTTGCGGCTTATGTCAGTCATGGCGCCCACTGTGCGTGGAGTCATGTTGACTTGCTCGATTGTTTGCTGGCTTTCAGTTACCGCAGAAGATTCACTTACCCAGTACGCAGTACCTGCAGCTCCTTGGCGCGGGATACTTAGATTGCCCTGCAATCCAGTCAGAGTTGTTGCGCCTGTCTGTTGAAGAACAGAGTTATTACGAAGCAACTCAATGAAGTTTGCAGCGTCTAAATCTGTCTGAATTAGGTTGCCACCTGCAGTATCAGGACGGGTTGCAAGATCTCTCTTGAATACCTCGTTAGGGATTGTGATACCTCTTGAAGCTCTACCAAGCTTGGAAGCGGCAGCCTCAGAAGCTTCGATCTCAAATGCAGCGGCTTCACGCTTAGCACGGTTGTTTGGATCGGCTAAATAATCAATAGCGCGAAGAACTGACCAGCCACGTGTTTCCTCTTTTGTTAAGCCAATGTCAGTTTCATCAGCTTTAGGTGTGATTGCTTCAGGCTTCCACTCACGCAATACTGCGGCGTTGAACTCATCAACAGAGCGCTCGTCCTTAATGTACTGATCCCCAAGATCTTGGAGGTTGTACTTGGCGGCAACTGTTTGTATGTCGGAAATACGGTTACGCTCAGCTTTGACAGCCTTCGAATGATCGACGGGTGCCTCTGAACGCACCACTTCCAGTTTTTCAGGGGTGGTGGTCATGGACTCTTTGTTAGAGGTAGGTTGTGGTGCATCAGAAGATGCTGAGTCGTTCAATGAACGTTGCTCTTCAGGCATATTAGATGCCTTTTCTACGTTAGACGTAGACGTAGCAGCTCTTGAGATACCAATACTGGCATCTGCGGGAATTGCAACGGCACTTATTTCGTAAGCTTCCCAGTCCCTAATCACTACATCTTCTGAATCTTTTCTCTGCTCAGAATCTTTTATTACATACCCAAAACTGATATTTCTAATGATTCCATTTTTTATATCTCTAAATTTAGATGCCGCAAATTCTTCTTCGCTAAAGCGAACTTTGGCATAACCTCTTTTCTTTTTCTCATCAATCCAAGCTCTTTCAACAACACCTATAACCTTGTCAGCATCGTGATTCCACAGCAAAGGCGCTCCATCATTGAGGCGTTCTAGGTTTGCACTCTTTTCTCTATGTTCAAGAATCTCATTACCGAAATAACGAGCTACAGGAGTTTCAGAACTAAAAGGGAACTCAAGGGTGCGGTCTTCTTTCTCAACTTCCCGTACTTCTAATTTGAAGTCACGTTGAACGAGAGTCTTTTCTAAATCACGTTTGTTCTCCATCATCGTCTACATCTTCATCAGTTTTCTCATCTACTTTAGCTTCAGTCTGCGTAGGCGTAGCAACTGCCTCCGTGTCAAATTTCAATCCGAGCTGTTCAGCTAAGTCAATTTCATTCTTACGAGCAACTAAAAATTCCTCTAAATCCATCCCTGTCGTTTCTGCCAAAACCATTGATTGAGTTTTGAAGCCCGACTTCACGGCAAGCTGAGCACTTTGAACTTCTTTCATTGGGTCTACCCATCCCCAGCCACGGAATAACCATTTCGCCATTTGATAACGCTCTGGCTCGGCTTGATAAGTAGGAAGCGATAAAACACCACTTAAAACAGCAATTTCAAGCCATTCGTTGTAGACCTTTTCTAAGAAGACTTCTCTTAGTTGATATTGGAGAGCCTTAAAAGCTTCCTGATCTTGCAGGAGACTTAAACGACTAGAACTGTAATTAGTCTGCGAGTAATCCCTACTTATTGTCTCGTAGCTACAGCCTATTCCTGCGGCAAGTGCTCTCAACATCGATCTAAGGAATGGCTCAAATTGACCGTCCGGTGCGTTTAAATCTGGAACATGCACACTTTCCCCACTACCGAGATAACGGATAGCTCCGGGTTCCATGTCATAAACGCGCTCATCGTCTTCTATTCCGTCCCCTTCTAACTCACCTTCAGGCGATTGAATCCATGCCATTAAGGCAGAGCTTGCACGCGCTCTAACTATTTCAGCTTGTTCATATCCTTCTAAGTGATGCATTCTTTGGATAGCGCTTGCCATCCACGGGATTCCGCGAGTCTGACCAGGGCGCTCAAAGCGAGCGAGATGAATAACGTCTTTTGCGTCTACAAATACGTGCCGATCTTCCGCTGCTGGCTGACTAACAAAAAGAGTGTCCCCAGGATGCCTAGAAAAAAATGCAAATTTCTGCGGGCGCTGCCACTGATCGCATAAAACGCCCATCCTCCATTCCCAACCTTTCCGCTGCGCCTTCCCCTGGTAATCCTCATCGACCATATCTGATTCCAGAATCTGCAAGGCAAAAGGAATTTCAGAATTGCCGAATTGCTTACCTCTAATAATCCTGATAAAGACTTCACCACTCTCAGCCCAAGAACTAACAGCAGCACGAGTCAAATCATCGAAGCAAAGCTTTCCTGATACATCACAACTATCGGCATGACCCCATTTTTTCCACGCACGCTCAATCGAATCGTTCACTCGTTGGTTTAATTTTCCGCCGCGTTGTTGACGTACTTGGGATTGAAGTCGAACACCAGTTCCTACCACGTTGTCGGTAATGGCACGAATAGCGTTCTTGCAATAATCCACATCACGAACGAGCTGACGTGATCGATTCCTTAACTTCTTAAGACTTCCTTTAATTTCAGAATCAGCACTTTGTACCGACGTAACCCAGCCAGCCGTTAATCGATTGACTTCAGCCCCAGCAAACGAACGCCTTCTTTTCGTTGGCATCGTTGTTGGGTTTGGCTTCCAAAGTTCATTCCATGCATTAACTAAACCCATCGTTAAAACCTCACTAGCATTTGATGTGGATTACCGAGACCGTTCGCTATTAGATCCGCTTTCTGTGCTCGCTTCAATTGGTACTTCAAACGACTTTCTAAAGCCATCAAATCAGCCAACTCATATTTCTTGAGTGACCTACCACCTATTGAATACTCCTTAATGACTCCACCTGATACCAGCGTTCTAATAGCAGATTGAACAGCATCTAAATCTTGCTCAAGCTGTGACTTCTCTTGGATCGAGCTAACTGATCCGCTATAGGCCAAGCTTTGCTGAACTAAAAGCGATCCTGTACCAACTGAATATTTATCTGACCCTTTAGAAACCTCACATTGGAAGAAATAATCACCAGCAGTTAAAGGCGCCGTGTCGCTAGCGCTTAACGTAAATTCCCATCCAGTGCCGTAAGTCGATCCCGTGGAGGTCAATCCTGACGCACTATTTGTACGTATATAGAACTTCATTGCCCACGAATCCGTGGATTGAAGAGCATCACCAAACGGATCAACCTGGCTTGGCTCTCTCCACTTATAGGTAAAGCCACTCCTGATAGATGACGGAATATTCATGCTGAACCTCTACCAGTTGTTGACATAGCTCTTTTTATTAGATGCTTGTCTCGATTTTAGACGTGATTTTTTAGATGAATTAACGGGATTTAAGAGACGATTAGTCAAAATTTGCCAGACTTTACCCCTTGGGTAGCGCTGATAAAGGAAATTAAGGGACGAATAAGCGTAAACAAGACAATCCAGCGCTTCATTCCTTGCGCCTGGCTTCTTTACCCATTCAGGAATTTGAAAGCCTGATCGGTTTGTTCTTAGTTGTTGGCGTTCTGCAGTGAGTTGTTGGAAATATTCTTCGCCTGTCTGTGCGTGAAAATGCAGATAGCCGGGGCCAGGATCGTTATGTTTTAAACGACCCATCAATGTTGACTTAATTGTATCAGGGCCAACGGGATATACAGCAGCTCCCTTCTTTAAAGTTCTTCCTCTTACATTTACATCAACTCTCGTTGGTTTTCCTATCGGTGGTTTGTTCCTTTGTGAGCTACCTTTAATCGCCAAACAATTCATCGATTGACGTTCACGGGTATAGGCATAGACCTCGCTGGTATGCAAACCACCTGAGTCAATCGCAGTACATTCAGGCTTGAGCTTGACCAAATGCTCCTTATCTCCAGGTTCAGGAACTTCATACTCAGCCATAACAAGCACGTCTAATTGTTCCCAGACTGTTTTCTGATGTGGGTCGCCATATAAAACCTGATGATCAATCAACCAACCTTCCTCACCTTCTCCCCATCCCCAGATTGAAACTTCTAAACGATCTACCTGACAGTCAACACCCTGAGTAATACAAAGAACACCTTCAGGAATACTCCCAGGTGTATAAGGCTCACATCGTTTTAATAATCCTTCTGCGCTGATCTTGCTTACATAATCTTCCTCCCAAGTTTCAGCAAGCCGGGTATTCACCCAAGATTTCAACAAAGGGGCATCACCTTTTGCCTTCTTAAATTCAGCAACTAATTCATCCCAACTAAACCAACCAAGGGGACTGTTTAAACCGTTCAACCAAAAGCCTGCTGTCTTCCCATCACCCTTAGCCGTTGGTCTCCATTCCCCCTGTCTCAACATTGAGGTTTTATGTGTTTCAGGGAATCGCTCGCCACAATGCTCACATTCATATTCCACAACCTCATCGTCATATTTAATTTGAGGCCATTTCAAATAATCCATTACGCCACAGCAGGGCATCGGTACGAAGTACTTCCTTTGATCGCTTGCTAAGTACTCCGCCTCAATTCGTGAAAAATCTTTAATTGTGGGTGTAGAAGTAAGTAAAACCTTACGACGCGCAAATGTAGTTGCACGTTTTTCGGCTAATGAAACTGGATCTCCCTCCCCACAGTCTGTTGGAAAAGCATCGACCTCATCGCAGAAAATATATCGGCAAGGGGTAGACCTAAGACCTGTCGCGCTATTCGCTCCGGTCAAAAGCATCATTCCCCCGACGAAATCCTTCTGAAACATTGTGTTGCCTGAATCTCTAGCTCTGGCAGGTGCAATCCTTTTTGCTAAACAAGGGGTCTCGCTCAACATGCTTTCTAACCTTTGCTTACTCAATCTTTTCGCCATTTCCACCGTTGGTTGAACCGCTAACAAAGGGCCAGGAGCATGATGAATCACATATCCAAGCCAATTACTACCTGCCTCAGTTTTTCCGGTCTGTGCTGCAAACATCATCACAACACGTTGAATCTGACTGCTACTGCTCAGAACATCCATACATTGCTGGAGGTAAGGAGTACGAGAAGTGCGCCACCTGCCAGGTTCACTGCTTGCCTTAGAAGACAGCATTCGATATTCATCTGCCCACTCGCTAACCGTTAATGGCTTCTCAGGTCTTAAGCCATCTATGAACCCTTCCTTCCATGCGTTCATGCCTTTACTAACTCCTCTAATGCGGCCCGGTGTTCTTCAGTAAGCAACTTATGAATCGCTTGTGCATCTGTTTCTCCTGCTACCTGATGCGCTAAACGATCAGCAAGATTCGCTAATGATTCCCTAATACTTCGTCCCATCTGAAAACTACTTTTCTTCACCTCCGAAGCAGCAATTAAATCTTTCTTCTGTTGAGCAACTTGGATCTTTGCTAGTTCACTCAAATAATGTTCCTTCCTTGCTCGGCTGACGTTGTATTCAGGAATCGCATCATCTGGCAACGCATCGACTTTCTTCTTTAATTGCTCTTTCGTTGGCATAGGAACAAGACCCCTAGCAGGATCAGTGTTTTTATCCCATAAATCCATCGCCATCTCTTTGTTAACCAGAGACTTCCCGTTGTGGTTAACTATCGCTGCGTCTAATACCCCAGCCTTCTTTTTCTTTGAAACTGCTGCTTTACTAACGTTTCTCAGCTTTGCTAATTCTGCAAAAGTGATCAGCATTTGCCGTTTGTTAACCGCTAACACTATATATAGTAGCCATATCGTTCACTCGTTAACCTTAATGAGAATATGACGCTAGAAAATATTCGAGCCTTCGGATGACCA